ACTCTGTATTCTTCAGTAATAAACTCTTTTCTTTTTAGTAAGTTCTTAGTTCTTTTAAATTCATAAGCAGTATCCTGCCTAATCATTTGACCTTCATATCCAGCAGTTGTGTATTCACCATACAATTTATCTATATCATCTGTAGTAGCTGCTTTATCTGTGTGTACAAGAACAATGCTATTAGTTCCTATAATAGGCAAGTTATTTTTTAACCAATTATTTCTTTCAGTAAAAGTCATACCTGGATTTGCATTATCAAACATATCATAAACATGATACTGCACTAATTCAGCACTTTCTGCTAATTCATCTGCACCTAAGTTTACTGTCTTTCTTACTAAACTTGTAATCTTTTGAAAGTTATCTTTTAGTTCATGATTGTAAAGTTCTCCATCTAATGTTACTGTGGGAAACTTTTTAATAAAGTCTGCTAATTCCTCTGCAATGTGTGGAACTGCAACAATCTCCTTATTACTTCTACTGTAAAGTCCTCTACTGTTTACAACCATTCTAATACCATCTAGTTTAGGCTGTGTATAACCACTTTCTACTGGAGTTTTTGTAAAATCATGTGCTAACATAGGCTTAAAAGCAGTATAAGAGTCAATTGCATCAATATCCTCAAAATACTCTTTTTCTATTCTTTTATCCCATTCTGCTTGTGCTTCTGCTTTTGCTTGTGTAATGTTTGTAGTACTATTTGCTCTACCTACATTTTTTGCTTCAGTAATATACCATTCACTAGTAACTTTTTTACCATCTTGCAAACCTGAGATAGTTCTTGTGCCTGCTTGTGTTTCATCTAAATTCCAACCATACTGCATAGTCCACTCACGTATTTTTCCAGTAGTATCTCTTTTATATAACTTGGGTAAATTGTAAATTGTTTGCATAATTGGTCCTCTTCTCTTTTCTAACTATATAATTACTATAACATAGTTTAGAGAAGTGTCAACCTATTTTCTAAGAAAAACTTTAAAACTTCCTGGATTATGTGGAGTACTACTAAATGATTTAGCATGTGGATGGTTACTTACCCATACAGGAAATTCTTTCATTATTGCACCTTGACCAGTAACAACAACTACATATTTTAGTTTTTCATAGTAAGCATCTTGTATTTTACTATTGAATACATTCCATGCACTATGTATAGGAAGTCCATGTAAATCAAGTTTCATACGTTTATTTAATACGATAAATAGTACGTAAGGAAAAAACATGCCACGAATATCACTATGGAAAGACGGTGCTCACACCAACGATTATAGATTCTTTGATAGAAGAATTAAAGAAATGTTTACTGTTGGCGGCACAGGACTAAACGTACACAAGTACCTTGGAATACAAAGTCAAGGACAAAGTGATGATCCTAGTCAGCCTAATTATATAGAACCTGATCCACTGGGTATACAGGATTTTTTATTTTTAGAGAATAGAGATAGAAAATATGATCAAGACATTTATAGTCTTAGAGGTATATATAGTGTTACAGATACAGATTTTGATTTAAGTCAGTTTGGATTATTTTTAGCAAACGATACACTGTTTATTACATTGCATGAAAATGATATGGTCAACAACATAGGGCGTAAACTTATGCCGGGTGATGTAATTGAATTGCCACACTTAACTGATTATAGTGCATTAGACGAAAGTGTAGAACTTAGTCTTAAACGTTACTATGTAGTACAAGAAGGCACAAGGCCTAGTGAGGGTTTTAGTCCTACGTGGTGGAGCCATTTATGGCGTATTAAATGTACACCACTGGTTGATTCACAAGAATACAACGATATACTAAATGTTCTACAAAAAGATAAGGACGGTAATGAAACTACAAATACATTACGTGACTTGCTTTCTACTTACAATAAAGAATTAGAAATTACAAATAAAGTTGTAGCTGCTGCTGAAGCAGAGGTTCCTGAAAGTGGATATAAAACTGATCAATATTATATAGTACCTACAGGACCTGATGGAACTCCGTTAGAGCCTAAAGGCGTAAATGCAGATGATACTCAATTAAATGCAGACAATACAGATGCCAGTGCCGATGCTAGAAGAATCACTCCCCAAAATACTAATGCGTATAGTGGCTACTTGATAGGTGATGGCCTTGCACCTAATGGTGAAAACGTAACAATGGGAACAAGTTTTCCAGGTGATGCACAAGAAGGTGATTTTGTTTTAAGATTAGACTTTTTACCAAATAGACTTTTTAGATACAATGGATCTCGTTGGGTAAAAATAGAAGATGATGTACGTAGTCAGTTAACTCCTGGAACAGGAAATACACAAAGAGATGGATTTATAAACAACACTGGCACATTTATTGCAGATGACAATACTGTACAAAACAGTAGACAATCATTAAGTGAAGCACTTAAACCTAGAGAAGATTAATGCCACAACAATTTTTCTACGATCAACAAATAAGAAGATTTCTATTACAGTTTATTCGTGCTTTCAGTAACTTTCAAGTTGAGTATGGTAAAGACAGAAATGGACTTACTACATTACAAACTGTGCCTGTAAAGTATGGTGATGCGACACGTATGGTAAGTTCAATTATAAGAGAAAACAGTGAAAACAAAATTTTACCAACACCTATGATAAGTTGCTATATTACAGGGTTAGAATATAATCCAGAACGTAGACAGGATCCAACTTTTGTGGACAAAAAACATATACGTATGAGAAAGTTTGATGCTAATACAAATAGTTATACTACACAACAAGGAAACGCATTTACTATAGAAAGAATGATGCCTGTGCCATACACACTACAAATGAGTGTTGATATATGGACAAGTAATACAAATCAGAAACTGCAATTATTAGAACAACTATTAGTCCTATTTAATCCTGCACTAGAAATACAAAGTACAGACAATTACTTGGATTGGACAAGTTTAAGTTATATAGAACTTACTGGCACACAGTTTACTAGTAGATCAATACCACAGGGTGTTGATGATCAAATAGATATTGCTACATTACAATTTACAGTACCAATATTTTTGAGTGCACCTGCAAAAGTTAAAAAACTGGGTGTTATCAACAAAATTGTTGCAAGTATATATGACGATAATGGCGGAATTGCAGACGGTGTAATTGACGGAGAAATACTGTTAGGTACAAGACAAAAATTTACACCAATGAACTTTGGTATAATTGTATTGGGTAACACTGTACAGATACTAGATAGAAATGAAACAACAACAAACAAAGTAGATTATACACCATTAAATGATCCACCTGAAAAAGTAGGCACAGATGATGTAAGTTGGGCTGCACTTATAAACCAATATGGTGAATTACAAAGTGGCATAAGTCAATTACGTTTAGAAACTGGAGGCACTGCTGAAATTGTTGGTACAATAGCATTTCATCCTAGCGATCCTCACAAATTATTATGGACAGTACAAAGTGATACTATTCCTACAAACGATTTACCTGCCATAACAAAGATAATAAATCCTCTAAAAAGTGGACCTGATGCAGGATTAGCAACTGCTGCAACTGGACAACGATATCTTATACTAAATGCAATCGGTAGTAGTTCAAATACAGATGGACCTGATGCTTGGGGAAGTTTAGTTGCAAGTGCAAATGATATTATAGAATATAATGGTACTGATTGGCAAATTGCTTTCAATAGTAGTGCTGAACAAGGTATACACTATGTAACTAATACTACAACAAATTTACAATACAAATGGACTGGCACAGAGTGGATTAAATCTTATGAAGGTGAATATAAGGCAGGCGATTGGTCTATAGTATTATAATATCTGTATTACTTATTTTTACTCCTGTTACAATAGATGCAGGTGGTAAAATGTATCAACCTAAAGGCGATAAAAAAGTATATGGAAAAAAGAACGAATATTCACGTAATCAAAAAATTAATCAAGGAATAACAAAAAAACCTAAAATGGTCACTTGTATGCTCAAGAAAAGGTTAAGAGCAAAAAACGGTGACGAAGTTTGTATATATCAAGGACAGAATAGAACTTATGAAATGGCAATAGAAAAAAATTGCCCTAGAAAATATAAGTGTCTATATAATCCGTATGGTGAAGAACCAAATATTTATAGTGTAATCGATAGTTTAAATGAGTCAGCAAAATAAACAAATTAATCAGAGTGTAGGTGCACTTTTTTTAAGCAGAAAAACTAGTAGATACTTGTTTGTACTACGCAGTGGTGCTAGATATGATAGTACCTGGGCATTTGTTGGCGGAAAAGTTGAAAAGAATGAAACTGAATTCACTGCACTACAACGTGAAATAGTTGAGGAAATAGGGTTTATGCCACTAGTGCTAAAAACTATCCCTGTTGAAAAATTTACTAATAGTAAAAATAATTTTACATATACCACATATGTATGTTTAATAGAAGAAGAATTTGTTCCTAAGTTGAATGAAGAACATAAAGGTTATGCTTGGAGCAAATTAGATAGTTGGCCAAAGCCACTTCATCCTGGTGTTTTTACAACATTTCAAGTAGATGAAATTATAAGCAAAATTAAAACAATAGAAGATACAATGTGTGACTTATAGTTACCTTGCAATTGCACCTAAACTTGCTAAACTGTAATATTGATTGAATGTTATTTCTTTAACATTGGGACACCAATTGTATTCTTCTGGCATAAGTCCA